AGCGCCAGCGCGTCGGCGTTGCTGATGGGCTCCGGTTTGCCGTGCTGCTCGATCAGCCGGTCCCGCCGCGCCTCGTGCCCGGCTATCTCAGCGAGCCGTTCCTCGCGTCCGGGGTCGTCAGCGCTCGTCAAGGTGCCAGCCTCTCGCTCAGGGTCTCGATCGTCCGCGCGAAGTCCTTCCGGGCCTCCCCGATCTCCGCCATGACCTCGCCCAGCCCGTGCTGGGTGCGGGTATCCAGCCGGTCCAGGATCACCTCGGCGTCACCCAGCGTCTTGACGGCCCGCGCGTCGGACGCCTCACCGGCGGCGTTCTGGCCCACAAGGATGATGCTGAGGAGCACTAGCTGGAGAAACGTCTGCGCCACCCAGGACACGATGGTGATCACGTTCCGGCTCGATATGGCCGCCGGCAGGCTGATCAGCGCGATAGCAGCAAAGGCGTAGGCACAATACATGGACCCAACGACGCCGGTCACCTTGATAGCCGCCGCCTGGTTGAACCGCTGCACTGAGGTGGCGTGGGGCAGGTGATCCCAGCGGCGGCGGTGCGGGTGCGTGGCGGGGGCGGGCGGGGTGTCGCCGGTCCAGGTCATGCGGCCCTCGCGAACGTCCGGCCCCGGCTCGGCAGCAGCGGGGCACCAGGCCAGGGCGGCCCGGCGAAGCAGCGGCAGTTCGGGTGCGGCCCGCCGCCCGGCCAGCCGATGTCCGGCATCCGGTCGGCGCGGTAGTTGTGATGATCGGCCGCCCTGCATTCCGCCGATGTACGCGAGTCGAGCACCGTGTACCAGCCGAGCAGGTTCCCGTGCTCGAGCGCGGCCATGTCGGTCTTGCCTGCCGCCGTGGCCCGCTGCCACATGGCGTCCAGGTGCTGCGAGTAGTAGCGGCGTTCGCGGGCCAGCCCGTCCTGCAGCGCCTGCATCCGGCCGGCGGCCTCAGCATCCGCAATGTCCGCTCGCAGGCGGCGGCGTTTCGCCTCGGTGAACTGTTCCCGCCTGAGCACGTTCTGCTGCAGTGCCTGCACCGACGCGGGCCCGCCAGGAGGTCCTGGCTCAGGCGGCGGCACCGGCCCCGCGTGCCTGGCCCGCCAGTCCGCTATGTCCGACATCAGCCGCCTGGCCGATGACAGGACGAACTGGGCGCGGCGGGCCAGGTTCTGCCGGGACGTCTGCGCGCTGGCCGCCCCCACCACGCCCGTCACCGGAGGCGGGGACTGCATGACGATGCCCAGCGACCCGGCCAGGGCCTGCTGCAGCTCCAGTTTCAGCTTCACCTGAGCGAGGATCGCGGCCATCGCCGCGGCGACACTGACCGCGGTGAGGAGCTGCCCCGCGATCACGGTGACCAGCATGGCCTCGAGAGCGGGCGTGAGGGGCTGCGGCGGGTACGGCTGCTGGCCGGGCGGGACCTGCTGCTGCGGGGGCGGCGGGGCGGGCGTGGTCATGACCGCACCGTGACGCCATCCGCCACGGCGGCGGGCGCCTCGTGCTGGCAGTCACACCACCCGCTGGCTGCCCGCTCGGCATCCGTCAGGGTCACGTCCTGCTGCCGCTCAACCTCGGGACACAGGCCGTGAACGCCATCACGGCACGGCGGGCAGATCATGCGCGCCGCCAGTCCGGCGTGGCCACGTTCACCCTCCTAGCGTTAACGCCCCGCCCGCCCGCCCGGCCGCCCGTACCCAGCGGCGGGGACGGGCGGCCATGCCGGGTCAGTTGCCGGGGACGGTGAACACCTCGGCTGCCGGCGCCCCCGGGGTGACCGTCACCACGACCGGCTCAGGAGCCGGGATCGGCGTCACCCCGTCCGGGCCGAGCAGCGGGGCGCCAGCCGCGTCGGTCGCGGCCACGGACAGCGTGGAGGTGCCCTCGGCGACCTCCAGCAGCGGGAACTGGATGTTCGCGACACCGGCCGCGTCCGCGCCGGCGACCGCTACACCCACGGTCAGGACGGCGGTGTCGGATGAGGTGGCGGTGGCGAGCGCGCCAGCCGGCGGCGCGACCGCATCACCGTGGTCGTCGGTGAACGACAGGATCGCCACGGCGTTGGCTGAGTCTACGGTCAGGGGCATTTCCTGGTCTCCTTCGATAGCGATGGCAAAAAACATCCTGGTGGGGGGCCGTGTGATCCACGGGACGTACTGCGCGGCCTCGGACATCAGCTGCGCCGGGGGGGTGCCCGTGCCGATCCGGGCGACGGCGGCGGCGATCAGCGCGACAGCCCTGATCTGCTCCGCCGGGCGGATTTCCCGGTCATCCATCCGGGCTCCCTGCTGTCAGGCCCGCGGGGGCCTCTTCGGTGCCCGCTGCGGACAGCAGGCGGGTGACTTTCCTGTCCAGCGATTCCACCTGATCCATCAGGCGCATCACCGCGTCGTAGACGCTGGAGTCCTGGGAGATCACTGGGCCGCCAGCCCGGCCAGCCCGCCGGCCATCGGCGGTTTCCCCGGCGGCGGTGACGGCTGACCCGCCGGCGGTGGCATCCCGGGCGCGGCCGGCATCTTCCGCGGCGACCCGGACGGCGGCGCCTGCCCCCGTGCCGCCGCAGCCTGCGCAATACCCGTCCCGGCCGCCGCCAGGCCCTGCAGCTGCCCCAGCCCCGCCGCGGCTTCCGGCGGCATCCCCGGCGGCGGGTTCCCCGCCAGAGCCTCCGCCCGCTGCGACGCGGTGGAGACCAGCGAATCGTGGACCTGCCCGGCGTCCAGGTCCAGGATCACCGCCATCCGCTCCGTCAGAAGGTCAATGAACGCCAGCGGGACGTTCAGCTTCGGCGCGGCAGCCATCTGGCCGAACATGGTGAACAGCACCGCCGTCATCGCCTCCTGCAGCGGCCCGAATTTCCAGGTGGGGAACGCCGCATCCGCCCCGAAATTCAGCATCACCAGCGGGCGGATCAGGTCATGGGAGATGCTGTCGGCGATCTCCGTCGCGACCGCCTCACGGCTGGCGAGGTAGTACGAGCTCTGGTCCTCGGACATGCCGTACGACCCGGCCGACGCACCCCCGCCCGCCCGCGTCCCCTTCGCCGCCGCGCCGCTGAGCTGGAGGAACCCGGCCAGCACGCTGGAGGCCATCCAGTTCTCCAGGTACGTCATGCACGCCGCGAACTGCGCGCCCGCATCAGCCGCCGTCGGCAGCGCCTCAAACGTCTTCTGGCCCTCCACCGGGTGGACCAGGCCCACGATCCCCGAGCCGCGGAGTTGGGAGATGTCATCAGCGCGGGCCGTCGCCTCCGGCTGGTCATTGCCGTACACGACCAGCCTTTGCATCGCCATGCCCTCGAGAAACTGGAGCCAGAGGAAGGTGAGCTTCGCCATCGTGTTGTAGCACCACCAGGTACATTCCATCTCACTGACGCCAGTGAGGGGTTCGCGGTGCTGCCCGTGGGTGTAGATGTAGCTGCGGATCTTCGGGATGTCGACGTAGCCGGGGACCTTCTGCTTGCTCGACAACATCAGATTGCCCCCGAACAACCAGACCTGCTGCCGGAAGCCGTTCGGCTCCCCGGTCCGGTCGTTGTACCTCGCCTGGCAGGTCGCGGGCGGACGGTAGGCCACTTTGTCGTAGATGATCCGCCCGTCACTCTCGCGGACTTTGAACGTGCGCTCAAAAAATGATCGCCTGAATACCTGCGCGGCCGTGATCTGGCCGACCAGCTGGGATATCGGAGTTTTCATCCCGCCGGACTCGTCGCTGGTCATCAGCACGCTCTGGACGAACTCCGCCTCGCCCTGGTCGCCCTTAGACGGCTCGATCGTGTACGGGGCGCCGCGGATCGGGAGGGTGAGAACCTGCTCGATCGCCGCGGCCATGCCGTTTCTGGACAGCATGGTTTTCATGTCCCGGGCATCCCAGGAGCCGTAGTCGAGCCGTTAAGAAGACGTCACCCTCGCCGTAGTAGGCGAACAATCGCTGTCCGTAATCGAACGAGGTCTAAGGTTCCAATCTCAGGACCCATCAGGGCGCGCTTGCCGCCGGAGCCGCGGCTGCCCTTGGGGGGGAGATCGGGGAAGGCGATCACGTTGGCGTTGGTGTTACCGGATGATGCCATCTTCTTGCATCACCCCCTCCCCATGCCGGGGCGCACGGGGGCGCCGCTAGCCGTACCGGGCATCCGACCGTGCCGCAATTGCCGATGCACGTGCAGACGCTCCTACTGTAGCGCCCGGCACCCGGCGCGGACACGCCGAAGGCCGGGGGGTTACGAGGCCCCCCGGCCTTCGGTGCAAGTCAGGCCGCTCCGGGCCCGGCTTCCCTCTCGGCGCGCTCGCGCTCCCGCCGCTGCTGCTGCCCGAGCTTGATGTTCTCCAGCGCCTGCCCGCGGCGCCTTAACCCTGCCCTCCCATGATCTGGGTGGCGTACTGGCTGACGGTAGCCGCCGGCACGCCCTTGCATGCGGCAGGCTCCCCAGCCGGCGCCCCGGACGGGGATGCCATGGCGGACGCGTACGCCTTCGCCATGGCCGACTTGCACGCGGCCGGATCCGCCGCCGGCCCGCCGCACGCGGTCGCGGTGAGCGCTATCCCGAGGATGGCGGCTCCTGCCAGGAGCTTCCTGATGGTTTTCATGATCCCTCGCCTCTTCCAGGTTCCTCGTCCTTCTCCCGCTGGTGCGCACGGTCGCACACTTCCCGGGTCCGGCCCCGGCACCGGGCGCACAGGCCGTCAGCACCGTCCGCTTTCACGGGCAGGCCGCGCCTGCCGTGGCACCAGCACCAGGCCATAACCCC